ATGTTTGCTGTAAAGTCTGCACCCTGATCGATTGTTATGTTTGCTTTAATTGCCATCTTTTTTCTCCAATAGATACTACAGTTATTTATAAATAACAGAATAACCTATTTGAACTAATTGGAAGAATTATGTCAAGAACAAAGTATTTGAAATTCGGTGCTAGAGCAGACAAGAACTTATCGGATATTACAGATCCGATTGCGGCCTTAAATAACATACTCGATGATATTTCGAGCGAGTTGGACGAGGGTGGAAATAAGTTAAAATTTAGCGTTCAAGATATCAACGGACTAATTGATCTTTCTAAAACGGGTATGGGTCTGAATGTTGATGAGGAGAGTGGTAGACCAGTCTTATTAAATTCATTAGCAGGCACGAATGTTCAAGCAACTGACGTATCAAATACATTGGTTGACGTTTCCCCTAGAATAACATACCAAGATTATATAAACAATTACAGAGCTGTTCTGGGTGATCCTTTGTGGACAGCAGGTGGAGTTGGGCCCACAGCAAACTTTATCCCCTCAGATAGATTGAATACAAACACTAAAGGTATAAGCTCTGAGCATACTGGCGATTTTATACTAACAGGGCAGATGTATAGAATAGTTGCTCTTGGATCAGTCAATGATACTAAGTGGGACGACATCGCTGTTGTAGATAAGGGGGCAGCATATGCTGTCGGAGACGTATTTACAGCCGCCATAAACGGAGATACACACTACGCTAGTTCTACTGTTAGAAATGTTACTCTACCTACTGGCAACTCTGGAACAACAGACGCTAACGCACTATCAGCAGAAAAACTACACACAACAAAGGTTGATACATCATTAACAGATATCGTAGGCCCAGAAGATTTTTGGACAAACGGAGACTTTGCATTCAGCTTTCAGATACACCCGTCTTTCCCTAACACAGACGGTGGTGTTCAATGGGAAGGATATCAATCTGGACGATTTCTTGTTGGATTTAGGACCACTGCATACTTCGTAATAGAAGAGGATGTAAATAATGATAACAACTGGACTACACTAAAGGCCGTTATCGAAGATGAATATGAAACCGCTTATCCTATAACATGGGCGGATAGTGGTGATGTTACAGAGATTAAATTCTATAACAGACATGACTATGTTCGTGTTTGTGAGGGAATGAGTATAGACTTAAATCAGACTAGACAAGAAGTTACTCTCGTCTATAGAACGTATAATACCACGAGTAGTGAATATGAGTATTTTGCGAAACTAGAAGGCAATGTTGGTAGTCAAGATTCCACAGGATCTATCCAGACGTTTATCGCTGATGTTAATCAACTGCGATTAGACACTGGGAAGATTACCCTAACTCCAGTTGCTAGAGGAAATAGACGCCATGTGAGATATACTGCATACTGGAAACCTAGATCGGCTAGTAATGCTATCGACAGTAAATACTTTAATGAGTATGATCCAAACGAACAAGGTGCTCTTAACTTCAACTATTTTTATCCTAATGACGGTTCGGCCGATATTGACGGCCAATACACTTTCAAGTACTTCTTTGACAACAGGGTAAATTTCACACAACAAAAACTTTCTACTAATATAAGCGTAGATAATACTATATCACTAGAATATGTCCCACCCCAAATCGCAACAGAAGTTTTTACAGAATACTCGTCCAACTCTATAGTGAGAAAGCAAGTACAGATACAGGATAGCTCCGGCTCGATTATAGGCGAGGATATAGAGTCTACTATATTCTCGGATATAGATGTTGGTGATTGGATTGTAGTGTGTCTTAATGCCTCTAGCGTAACTAGAGGAAACACTAATGGTGTATACTATGCATATCAAGTTCTCGAAAAAGTTCAGAGTAAGCAGATATATGTACATGAAAGCTATACGACATTGGGTATAAGCGAACACGTTCTACATGACGTACTGTTCGTAAAGAATAAGGGCCTAAAGGGAATATATCAGTCTTCCCCTTTTTTGCTTGGCACTCCTGATAAAAGACAAATACTTGCAAATATAAACTCTGATAAAGCATCTTCTATGAATAGACCGTTTGGCACTTATGTAGAATCTGGTGATATTGGTTATAAGGTTGAGTATGATTTGCTTACAGCATCGAGCAATCATACAGCACACACTTACCCCCTTAGACTAACAACATTTGTCCCTGCCGCTACTACTGCTCTAAGCACATGGGAATCACATCCTAATGCTGCAAGCGCAGATGGAACAGCAAGTACGCTTAATAGTGAGAATTTCGGTACAAGCCCATCAGGCGGTCAAAATGGACTAATGATGGTTTACTCCAGTAAAGGATTGCAAGACTCTAGTGCCAAGCATGAGTGTGGTGGAGTATATGGACTAGAGGTTGTCACTCCACCAGGCGGTGCACCCGCAGGATCAAATGACTCTGGTAGTACTAGAATATATGTTAAAGAGTTGGATGGAGCCGAAGATCAAACAGGTTATTACGTCTACTTTGTCGGCTCTGATCCCGCCGCTCCAGTGATCGATCAACATAGTGTTGGTGGGGTCTCTACTACAATTGCTAGTCACAGTGCTGACGGTGCCTCTGATCCCTACATTAATATATCTACAGTACTAAATGCTGATATTGCACCAGGCACGACAATAGTTCTTGTTCCTGATACTAGCTATAATTCGGTTAGTGCTGAACTTCGGAAGAATAGAGAGTATTGTATTATTCCTTTGAACACCGCTCCTCCATTTGCAAGTACACTTAATGGGCTAGCAACGACAGCTACTTTTGATAATCTAATGGTTTCTGGATTAGAATTTGAAGATGTGGAAGTGTTTTTAGCAGACAGTAAAGTTGTTGATCTAGAAACTGTCACTTGGGCAGGAGATGGAGTTCCAGACAAAAATGTCGATATACTGGGCCCCAATGATACTGGTGCTGGGTCGAGTACATACAAGATTCTTATTAACTCGGATACTTACACATAGCAATTATTGTTTCTGTGTAAGTATATAAAACTGCTCACCATTTACATTAATGGGGAGTTTGTGCGTATATGAGGCTACAGTAATATCTGCCGTATTTACTTGAGGTACTGCGGCTGTCTTAGCGGCATTCGTTTTTACGAAGTTAATATCTGTCGAAGATGTAGACGCAAAGTCTTTAAGGACAAGACTTTTTATTTTAACAGTATCTGTAGCGGCCTCACTTCTAAGTGCCCCACCAGTAATAAATGCCGGAGTAGATCCACTTACTACCTCTGCCCAAGGGTTTTCTGCTCCTGAGAATGCACGAATCTTATTTCCTGCATTTAGTATGAAAAGACCAGGCGGCGTTGTTGCCTTGATTTTAGCTAACCCAATGCTACCAGATCCTACGTTTACTGCTATGAATGTATCGTTATTACTCCAAGACTTAGAAATCCCAGAGACTTCATTAAAATAGCTATCGGGTGTAGTTCCTTTATCTATTATCTTATATTCTGTTCCTTGAGTTAGTGCTGTGCCAACGTCTCTCGGATATCCTATTTCTAGCGAAGAGACGTTATCTATTTGCATTAGACCATTGAGTCTAAATCGGACATCGAAACTGTTATCTAAAAAGCTGAGAGGAACTCTAGATTTTTTATACTTAACTTTTGCTACGATATTGCCTATATATGCTATCTTTTCTAGAGGACTCAACTCCACCGCTTCGCCTGAATTACCGCCGCCTTCTTCGCCTAGAGAAATAGACCCGCCGCCGTCAGCTTCATCATTTGTAGATATTTTTTGAACTTTCATGTTGGCGATGTTATCGCCTGTGACAGCATCTGATCTAGTAAACGCAACATTGTTTATATCTGCATCCGCAATGCTAGACAATATAGTATCGATGTTCAATATCGTAGGAGGATCAGCTACATCACTTGCGCTAATTATTTGGAAGACATTTTCGCCATTACTATTATACGATTTGTATGGATATGCGGCAGGTGCCGCTCCCGACACGGCACTTATGGCGAAAACTGTACCTGTAGAGAATGCTACCCTATTTGCTCCGATAATTCGTATACTAAAGCCGTTATTAGAGTCGTTGTCGTAAAATCCCTGAAAGTCTGATCTAACAACCACTTCGTTTGCAAAACCACCACTACCTGTATCTGAAGATCCGTCACTTGAAGGAGAAAACACTTCTCCCACTGTTGCTGAAGTAGCACCTAAAGCTACCCAGTCATGACCAGACCCCACTTCGATAATTTTATATGATTTAGTTGTGTCGAAATTTCCAAAAAATATTTCGGTTGGTATCAATTCCTGTTGATTATTTCTGAGTACACTGGTAAACTTACTATTACCATCAAATAGCAAAATATCAGATGTTATATTAATACCACCAAGGTTATCTAGAATAGCCCTGTCAGACGGAGTGGTAGTACTCTCTTGTAAGTTTAAGTTTGCAACAAATCCTTGAGCCATTTCTTTTCCCTAGCTTTCTAGCTGTATTGTCCAACCAGCATTTCGTAGAAATGCCAATTTATTAGCAGTAGATAAATCTCCTGTTGTTCCGTCATTATTTAATCTACTTTCAGTCAAATGATCACCAGAGGCTGCGTTTTGACCAAGCAAGTTTATAATAACGCCCCCTCTTCTTCTCAGAAGATAGTTTTCATATAAGTCATTGATCAGTGCTGTCCCCGAAATCGCAGGAAGTTTATTGTTTTTCAGATTAATCTTAGTCAAGTATTTATTAAGCGATAAACTACCTGACACATATCCAGAAATCTGATTATCTTGTAATCTAACATCCCGTAAATTTAGACATAGTGAGAAGTCTGGAAATGTTCCAGTAAATTTATTCTTGTTAGCCCAAACACGAAAAAGATAAGGTAAAGTCATTGTAGGGAACTGACCCGGTATGCTATTATTTTGAATATATAGCCACTGCAATCTTGGATTAATCCATGCGGGTAGAGACTCGTCTAATCCTGCTGTCAATACTCTATCATATCCGTCTGGTCTAACTGTTCCAGTTCCTGTTACGCCTGCAAGACTGGGAGCGGCAGGAGCGACAAATGAGTAGTTAACATAAGTACCTGCCACAGAATGATCTATATAATCCGAGATGTTCGCCTTGTTTTGTCCAGTGATAGTATTCCAATCATCTACGGTAGTGTTCCCGATATCATATATTCTATATCTCTTACCCTGCACGAGTGCTGTAGTTGCGATAGGTACTGCTTGATATACAAAAGTATCCCCCACAGCAGGTTCTGTGTTCCCATTTGTCCCCTGACTTTCACCAGTAACTGGATTCACATTCGTCCAACCAATATCCGCCCACATCTGTAAGTTATTGTTAGATTGGTTATTTAGATTTGATTGATTATAAAAACTTACGATGGTATGCTTAACACCCGGCTGAGCCCATCTTACATGAAGATTAGACCTATTGTTCTTGAAATTCATATAATATAGTTTAGTATTATTTGTAATATCTGGTAGCTTGCCGGTTACTCCCCCATCAGCGCAGTACAAGACCTGAAGGTTTAGATTACTAGCTAGATCTAAGAACTTTGTATCGTCTGCATTATCTACGAATCTAATACACGCTCTATCCATATTATACATATATAGCCTTCTTAGATTAACTAGTGACTTGAGAGATTTTCCAGTAAATCCACTCTCACCATTTATACCTAAAAAGTCATTACTACTCATACCATATGTGGCCCCTGCGACATAAAGATTTGTTATCTTAGTCGTATTAGGTCCGAATACTGAATCACTAAGCCTAGCATCCATATGAGTATATCTAACATCGATATATGTCAAATCTGGCTTATCGTTAAACATACTATTTTCTTGCCAATTACCGAGACAGTTAGTGACAACAACGTCAAATCTCGTTAATGCAGGACAGTTGTCAAACTTGGCATTAGCTGTTCTTTCCGCTTTTCTTACACTACTTCTAAGAGAGCATCTTGATTGAGTATATTCGGTAAGATTCGTTTTACCAGACATATTGATTATATTGTGAGAACCCAAGCCAGTTCTATTATTAGTTGAATAGAACCTGGTTATCTCTGTGCTTCTAAGGGTTATTGATCTATCAGAGGATTGTGCATCTCTTTGTGCATCACTGAATCCACTTGAAGAGTAGATAGGTAATTCTGAATTTGATGACAACCAAGAACTAGAAAACGATAGTTCTTGCAACTTAGAACTAGTCATAATCCCTGTGGGAAGTTGCTCATAAAAGGGTTGGTTTTCTATTGAGTATTTTTTTATACCAATAGTATCATCATACAATATGTTACCTGAAGCATCACAGGCCTTAAAGCAATGTGCGCCCGGTTCTCCTGTACCAGAAACTAGCGCACTCAACTGAGTCGCTCCCAAAAAGACTTCGTATCTGTTACCAGTGCCCTTGGCCTTAAGAGTATATACAGTATTTGGAACTAGTCCCCCAGTTATGGTGCCTGCAGGATAGTTAGTTGGCAATTCTATTGTGCCAGCGTTATTATAAGCACCATTTAGATACTTGACTGTAGCTAAGGCATCAGCAGTAGGGGTGCCACCATACAATTTGAACGCCACTGCACTATCAATTATTATCTCGGTCGTAGAGTAGTTGTAAGTGTCCCAGTTATTGAAACCAGTGTTAGCTATAGTCGTATCAACAATTTTGGGCATAACTGTTCCGCCAGTCATGTGTCTTCTTAGATCACTATCATAGGTTACGCCCATGCTGAAATTTTCTAAGTTGACGTATTGCGTTAAGTCTACCTCAGTAGAATCTGAAAAGCATCCATTAACAGTTATCTTTTTCATTGTTAGCGGAAGTCTATTCAACTGTGCATTTGCAGTTGAATATAGCACATTATCATTATTAGTTAAATTTGTACTACCCTGTAGAGATAACTCTGCTCTGGCTAAGTTGTTTCCAGTGAGATTTATCTCTTCAAGTGTCGGTGCCAAACCTGCGGTAGACGTAAGTCCATGCTTTGCGGCACCAACCGCCTCAATGTCATCTCTAAACTCAGGTATAACTGATAAGTCATTCCTTTCAAAACTTAATATTTTCAAGTTGGGTAGACTGACATTAGTCCACTGTGAGATATTTATCTCAACCATCTTCAACTGCTCTATCTTGCTTGGATTGTAGAAAAACTCTATTCGTCTAGGTCTTGACTGAGAGTCTCTAAATGTATATATTGCAGGAGTGGATAATGTCCCTACTCCAACACTACCTGGATTTTCTGACGTTCCATCACCACTATTATATATAGTTGCAGTGCTATCTAAGTTAGTCACTCTCCATGTTATTGGGATGGTGGCTCCACTAGTATCTTGCACACCAACAACACTAGCTGTAAGATCACAGTCTCTAAATGAAGAGTCGAATGTTAGGGGTATACCCTTCATCGCCAAAACATTTTGCTCAACTCCGTTGAACTTCATTTTTAAGATATGTGTAGGAACTTCTGCCCGAAATGCTTTTTTCACCGGCTGCTTAGTCGTTGAAATGGACGTATAGCTTATAGTACCCTTTTTAGAGTTTACTTCACCGCCATAGAATATAACGCTATCTGGAGTGGCTTCTGGTCCTATTGGAGACCAAGATGATACTCTAGACGTAGAGATATCAGCCTTAGCGGCTTTCCAATTAGTGCCATCGACACCACTGAAGTCTAGGTAGTTATATTTTATCGCAGAGCCAGCTAACTGAGAGTTGATTAGAATGTTAAAGTTCATTGGTACTGAGATGTCTGGTAGAGTTTCAACCAGTTGCCCAGTCTTCTGTGCAGTAGCAAGCATACCAGAAAAGACCTTTTCCTGATCTTCGGTTAGGTTTGCCATACTGTGAAAATCTTTAATGTCCACGTTTGCACTAGTCAGACCACTTATAAGATTTAAATCATCTATATTCAGGCCTAAGTTTCTTAACGCTTCGACTGGATCGTCAACGTCAATCATTCCTTTAGCTATGTTCAAGCCTCTGTATATGGGCATTATTGTTCCTTGGCTGTCAATGTCATCTGAATTACTCCACTAGTACCTGATAGTGTCGTTGCTTTGAAATATATAGCTTTATCGTTTAATAGACCTCTCGATATACCTCTACGATCTGTTTCGAATATGTTGTCTAGTGGTATCTCCGTAGGATCATCAGCACCAACAAAAAACGATGATATATTAGTACCAGGTCTAAGTGGCTGTAATGTTGATGTATCATATCTACAAGACTCTAACCTTTCAGCAGTATTAAACGCACATGGAGTATCTTCGCTTCCTAGAGATCCATAATTTTCGATGGATATATTCGGATTGGATTGCGATGACTCAGTTATAAGTTGTGGACTATGCGTACTAACTACACCATCGGCGGTGATCTCTTCTACGACTATACTATTTATAACTGCGTTATTCTTTAGTGCGAACACTGGATAAAACGGTTGCGCTCCAAACGGCACTATCTTTAGTATTTGAAACTTCTTGTCTTCAAATCTAACGGCTCCTGATAAATCCCTAGAGTCTAACTTCCAATCATCTTTTAGCGTAAGCGTTTTAAGCTGAATGGTGCCAGTACTTAAATCAGCAACCAGATTTTGAGCAGTGCTTCCATCCCCAAGAGTTGCGTAGAAATAGTTGTTACCTGTGACTGGTCTAAATACTTTACTTTCAAAGAATTTTCCAGTCCCAACAAACTGAGTTCCTATTTCGGCAGAGTCGTCAAGTGTGATTGATGAATCGTCTGGCCCAGAAACATTGTTTCCGAATGTCACCTTATAATATTGACCGGCAGGATATCCAGTATCCTCACCGGTTGAAAGTACTACTGCATCGGCGTCTGCAAGCTGATAGTCAAATACTCCAACCTCTCACTACTGCCTGAACTCTTCCTGCCTGAGAGCTATTGGTACTATTAGGATATCCCTCCCATGTTACAGGATTTTCGTTAACACGAGGATCTGTATCGAATTTGTGTCCGTATGTAGGGTCCCACTCATAATCCGTTGCTCTTTTAATTGCATCATAGTGTACAGAAGCATGGCTAAATTTTAGTAGAGGATATTCATCTATATTAAAACTTTCATATGTGTCTGGACTAGAAGATGTCTTAAATTCCACCTTCTCCTGATTATCATTAGTACCGGCCTCAATTGGAAGATACGGAGTTACAGTTATACCAAAATCTGCATAATGCTTAGATGAATATGTGCCATCTTTAGATAATGGATTCAGCCAATGAATTTTAAACTTATTTGCATATATTGGAGTTTTTGATGCGACTATAGTATAGAAGCCACTCAGTTTAGCTGAAAAAGAGTCTTTAGTCTTGGGATCAACATAACTGATTCCGTCAGCCTTAACACCCTTACTTGTGCTTTGGGCAGTCAGTTCATACTTAGCATCATTATCTACCATTAATATCCTACTACTTCTATTATCACTAAATGATCCATAGTCTACATATGCACCATAAACACCATCAGCGATAATCTTTGCTTTATCGTCTTGTGCGTTTAATTTTTTCAATACTGTCGCTGTACCAGTACCCGTGGCGGAAGATCCGATAAAGTTGGTTTGTAGTACAATCTGACTATTACTTCTAGATGCGACTAAATATTCTGCCCCATCAATGACTAGAGTATCGCCTCTATATATGCTAGTCGCATAAGACGTAAAGTCTCCATCAACATTTGGTGAGCTATTTGTAAGCGTCAGACCGGTTAAATCTGGATTAGCTATTGATGCAATACTGATAGTCGTATCGCTTTCAAATTTAAAATCTAGATATCTAGTGTCTGGATGATCACCAGAACTCACTATACTAGGAGAAAGATTAAAATGTATTCCGTCAGGCGAGCCCTTTATCTCTTCTATGTCAACTCTACATGGTTCTGACGAACTGACTGAGACCTTAGTAGGATAGCTTTTTTTACTGTTGGGTATTTTTACGCCGTCTCTATTTAATATATCGTTTTTAGGAAGTATCCCTAGAATTGATGTATTGGTTGAGAATGGTTTTAAATCAACAGTTGTTGTTGCAAGTCTCACTGTTCCCTCATCTCCACCATCAACATAATAACTACTGCCGTACTTGTATACGAACTGAGGGGCTTTCAATGTAGACGAATTACTGCAAGAAGTAAGATACTTAAACTTGAAGTCTGGATTATTGAGTACAGGCTTACCTAGTCCATTCTCGATTACGAATGTGTGTAGTAGAACCCATCTAGCTTCTCCATTACCAACAGGAACATACGCATAGAATTTTGCTCCAATTGCACCATACCAAGAGAACTCAATCTTGTACATTGTTACATCTTCAAAGGATAATATGTAACCAGAATCTCCCGATCCTAATAAAGAATCCCCATTAAATCTACTTCTAGGTATGACTGTCTCATGCAAGCCTTGAGAATTATTTACACCCTTAACATAAATTACATCTGTAGATTGATCAGTAATCTTTAATCCCTGACGAACTAAGAGATCATCAGGCATCCGTATTGTACTTCTTCGTATGATATTGAACTGGCTTCCTTTCAACTGAAACATATACTCATCAGTTTCATTAGAGCATCCCCACTCCAGAACACTTGCTAGAGATGTTGGATCGGCTTTCATTCTAGTTCCGAAAGTAAAACCACTAGCCCTACCAGGCTGATACCTAAAAGATCTTTTACTTTCAAGTATTGCGAATCTATCTCCAAGTTCAGACCCACCCGGTCTACACTTAGTCTTAGCAAAATTGGCTAGAGTGTCGTAGCCTCCAGTCTGCCTATAGTCTGTGATAGCAGTGTTTAGGGGAGGCCAAGTGTCCAACCCATCCTTAATCAAATCAAAGAAATATGTCCAAGCCTCGATCTGATCATAGCATAGTTGCTCGTCTTCGTTTGCATACTTAACGTCATGGAAATTACCACTACCAACAAATGCACCACCGCCACTAGGGTCCCATGTGATAGGAACTTTATTATCATCAGCATCTACGATATATGCAATGTCGTCACTTATAAAGTTTTTATTTACGAATATCGAGTCAATAGTTGCGAATATGTTGTAGAAGTATTTACCTAGAGCGATAAATGACATATAATCTTTAAACTGTTCTGTTGGCTTCTGCTCTCGTCTTTCTATAGGCCCTCTGGGATAGCTATATTGTGACGGGAATTGACTTAGATATAATGCTTGCTCTGTAGATCCTTCATAAAACTTGGGTTGACTTCTCCTACCATAGATAGGATTCATTTTTTGATACCACTGATAAGGATTTCTGTTATCAGAAAAGTTGTATGTACTCCACTGCTCCTCATCTAGACCATATGTCGCAACATCAGCAAATAGACTTAATTGCTCCTCTGCTCTGGGGATACCTAGTAATGAAGAGCTTACGTCAGAAGTTTCTGAAAACTGCTCTTCAATTTTAATAAACCCGCCATCAAGTTCTCCATTATTGACATGAACAGATAATGCGTTCTCGCTTGACGTAAATGCGCCTGAAGCAGCCTCCTCTTCTGTTACAAGAGGATTACCTGCGGCATCATAAAGCTTCGTACCCTCTATGTCTACAAGCTGTGTAAACTGCTTGGTGACTGGAGCAGGTATCTTGTCCAGTCCAACCTTTATCTGCTTTCCCATAGATTACTGCTCTTCCCATGTTACACCCAAACTTACGAATTCCTCATCACCTGTTGACAACTCTTCTGAGTCAACTGCAAAATAGAGACTATCAGCAATATTAGTCAATGGGAAAGAGAGGTACTCTTTATTATAATCGAAATATGTGTCTAAGTCAAACTGTTCTGTTCCAGATCGTAAGTATATAGTCGCTACATTTACGCCAGTTCCAGGTATAGGTACAACACTGTTTGATACGAGTTCTACAGAACTTAGACCTTCTTTTTCACTAGTAGTTTTAGTGTTTGTTGCAGTTGTGTCAACACCATCAGAAGCAAATTTAAGATCTGGTAAGAACCCTTCGTCTGCGGCTGACGCACTAGCACCTGATAATAATGTTACTGTTCCCTCATACGACTGCATAAGTTCAAAGTAATACTGATCAGCCTCTTTATATACTCTACCAAAGACAGTTAGATCGTCAGCAACAATTCTTGCTCTCCACCATCCATAGACGCTCTCACCGTTACCAATGTATGTAGTATTAGCATGAACAGTTAAAGGAAGATTCGCACTAGTAATAGGATAATTTGCACTAAGAACAAGATTACCGCTAGTTGTGGTGTGAGTCTGGAACAATGGAGTCTTCTTAAATCTAAGTCTTAGATTATTACCCGAACTCGAACCCTTCGGAATATTCGAAGATGACAGCTTAGTAGGATATACTTGTACTCTGTTTCTCACAGCATTACTTTCTCTCGTACTAAGTATCTCTTTCTTAGTCTCGATACCAAAAATATTATCTGCCCTATCTGGGGAAAGAGTAATGTTGCTAGGGCTACTACTACTTAACGGTCTAGATAGATAAACTTTAGTAGCATCGGCCCAAACAACCTCAATGTTCTGATCTAGTTTGGTATTTGTTTTGACTGATGCTCCCATAAAGAATCTAGGATCGATACTACCTTGGGCTACAGTGATGCTAGGCATAGCTATGCCTCTAATTTCAGTATCAGCCTCTGTATATGTCGTTTGGGCATATTGTTTACCACTGATAGTTACAGCATTATCATTGTTATGGCTGTATAGACGAACAGTACCACGGTCACCGCCATCGATGTAGTATGAAGCACCATACTTAACAATGTGATGAGATTCGTTTCCATATCCATAGTTAGCATCATTAATGTCTTCTAGATCACCTAAACAATATTGCGAACCACCACCATAAGTTGTGTATGTAATAGGCAATGTTGCGTTACCAAGAGATGCAACCTTCAACTGATTCGATGCTCTTAGGTGATGTACTCGTACCCATCTTGCTTCACCGTTACCAACAGGAACATATGCTAAGAACAATGCACCAACAGCACCGTACCAAGAGAACTCTACTTTAAGCATCGTTACTTTAGTGAAGTCGAAATTATATACGCTTGATTGCTTCTCATCTTTGTCAGCAGTTACTGTATAGTTTTCACCAGGTCTAACTGTACCACCAACACCAGTTGCTAGATCACTGTAAACTCTGTTTCTAGAGTTATTTTCGTCTGTCGAAAGTATTCCGTCTAGAGAATCATGACTGAATCTTGAGCGAGGTACACGATATTCATACACTCCATAGTATTCTGGCTTGACATTATTTTTAATCCAGTTAACATACTCTGGGAAGAAGTTTACGTTATCAATTTGAGATCTAATTATATCAACATTATCGCCAGTCCCAGTTGGGCCATTAGGATCGAGTGCTGTATTCACGAATCCCATGTAGTTGTTTCCTAACCCTGAACTATTAAGATCGTCAGCAGTAGAATACATATATGGGAACATTGCTCCCTGTGGTATTTTACCAATACCTGATAATGCTTTAGTGTTAAATACTCTATGATCGCCTGAAACAGAATTGCTGGCCGCAGAGGCGGTGAGCGTTGCAGGAGTAGTATCGATCTCAGATAAGAGTGTTAACGTAGCCGAATTTGTAACGTCATAATCTTTAGGGAATACGAAAGGAACAACTGTGTCTACATATAATTTTCCATTATCGCTAGTAATCGATGTATAATTAGCCGCTGTTAGTTGTGTTGTACCATCTACTACACTGACTGCAATAAACTCATTGCCCTTTGGCCCTTTAACACTTTTAACTTTATATATTCCACCATTAGGACAATCTGTTATTGCAACTGGAGTATCCCCAGTCCAACTAATTTTAATATGTTGCCCAAATGTAACAAGACCCTCGGTAAGTCTAATAGTATCGGCTGCGGCTGTTGCGCCAGCTTCCATTACTGCAACAACTTTCTTAGAGTCTTTAAGTAAGGATGGATCATATACGCCAGCATGAACGTGAATCAGTCCGTCACGAAGAGTAATTAGATTACCCGCAAATCCCCTTTTCCCTACAGTCATCGCACCAGTGTTTTCGGAACCGAAGTTGGTGACAATTAGAGTCGCTAGTATATCAAAGGCTTTATATTGATCGCTAGAAGTAGCGTAGCCAAATGCCTTTAATTCGTTTCGTATGATAGCTCTAAGAAGAGTGTGTCTTGCTGTTTCTGTGATACTACCAGCGTTTTGCTGAGAGTATACTGAAAGGCCTGTACCCCTAGTGAACATACTTGCATTATATACAGTTTCTGCGTTAGCATCTGCTAGAATATCATTCTTATATCCATCAATGACATACCCAACATCACGCTGACATTTATATTTAAGTTCTGTTGCAGTGAATGCGGCACTCAGGCCGACACCAGTCGGGACAGTGTATACAATATTACTGGCACCTGCATCGTCAATAACATCCACAACAATACTTTTAGTAGTTACATAGTATGACCAGAACTGTTTCTTAACGGCAAAGAAAGTTTCTAACTTATCCCTAGTTCCATAGGTTACGCCCGATGTAATAGTTGCTGGCGTAAATACAGTTCCATTGTAAGAAGCTATTGTGATATCGATTAAAGTTTTAAGGTCAGTTACGGCCTGAGTGCTTATACCAATACTATTATCATTTATGTAAGTCTTAAACGCTTGGTGTACTGGCGTTTCAAATACTGTTGGTTGAGCAGGGAATATGCCAACTCTTACGTTGTTAGCAAGTTGGTCATAATTGAAATTAGTACCACCAGACAGCGCAAAGTTAGTTGTATTGATCTTTGTGTGTGCATCGCCACCGTGCTTTAAATCGAGAAGATAGTTGTCCATCCAGTAATCTAGATCTCGTCTACACTTAGCTTCTATCTCAGCCACAGTAAAGCCAGAGATACCGCTCACAGCGTTATAGGCTGCCACAAAGTCAGCATAATATCCGTTACCAGTTTGTTGAACATTACTAGTTCCTAAAATAGTACTTCCGCTAGGTGTACCATAAGTTGCTATTGCAGTCGCAAGTACTGCATCAATAATAGCAAATCTATTATCAGTTAAAATCTTTCTATCTGCAACAACTAGACCAGCATCTTCAGATGACTTTTCGCTTGCGCCTAAACCAACTATTCTGTAGTCGTCTAGCTGAGTGGTTGTTACGTTTGCTGTAGTATTATCACCCCTAAGTGGCGTAGTAGAGCCGCCAGTAGGGCCTCCTATACCATATGTGCTTAGTGGAGCATTTGGAAGAGATTGCGTTCTACGAACTACACCGAAGTTATCGCCTTGAGCGTTATTTCTAGTTTCCCAGTAGTAGCCGTCATACTTATCATAGATACCAAACTTGCGAATGGCAGGATTCTGTGCGAAGCTTGCAATAGATACAGAACTCTTAACACCGAAAGTGGCGGCAGATACACGACCCGGCTGATATCTGAAGAAACGCTTAGATGTCAATACCGCTGTCTTGTTTCGAGATGCCTCTACGAGCGCACCGGCTTCTGTAGGGAGATGCTGTACACCATCGCCTGGAATATGAAACGCAGGCTGCATTGACCATTCTGACGGGTTAACGTCATAAGTATTTACGTCAGCAAAGATACCTAGTGCAACTTCTGCTCTTGGAATACCTAGAAGCGATAGTGCTACTTCAGACTGAACCTTATTCTGCTCAACAACAGGAATAGGAGTCTGATCCGAAGCCATTACTACTGGTATAGACTTGTCAGCGTTTTGGGCACCCGGTGATACAGGAGTCGTTCTACCTACGTTTACTACTGATGTGTTTTGGTTTACATTTGTAATACTTGACATTTCTTTTTCCTATTTAATAAGCCCTTGTGCCATCACAAAGTCGTCTATTATATTTATCGTTCCTGTATTTTCAGTTCCTCTGGTACACCCTGCTCCGGTAGCGCCATCGACACTTGCGGCAGTAGCGCCATCACCTGCGCCCCAATATTTCAGAGTGAGTGTTGTTTGACCAACACCAATAGCAACAATTTCTGCTAACTCAGCATTTGCATTAGGAGTGTTAAGCGCAAAGCTATCGTGATCGGCTATTCTAACAAATTGTCCAACTGAAAGTGGAGTAGATAGTGTCACTGTGATTGCAATAGTATACACAGGATTACTTGTCGATGCACCATAGCTACCGGTGGTAGCCCAAGAGCCAGACCCAGTTATGCTTGCAACTTTAGCATCATATCTATAACTAGCCGACCAAGCCAAGCCAACATGAGATGATCCGAATGGATGTATCTTAGTAGTATCACTCACACTTGTTTTGGTGTTTGCGGCATAGAGAGACTGTAGACTAGCAGGAGAATATATACCAGTCTTAATTTTAGTGTAGTCAGCACCAAGTACCTGAAATTGGAACTGTCCTTTACTTCTATCGATATGAGGATCAGATGCAGGAACATCAGTGAATGTAATAGGCGTGTTAGTACCATTTCCATATCCCACAAACTCACTAGGCGTACAGAATCCGGTCGTCCCGCTAGGCGAAACACTACCACTATATGTAAACTCAGTGCCTGCGTTACTATTAATCGCTCCATGAGTAGTCCAAGTAACATCACCCGGCTCTTCAATTACATATCTTTTACCAACTACAAATGTGTTGTGAGCATTTCCGTCAATACCAGTTGCGCCAGGTCCAACATATACTCCGTACTTCTGAGTAGATCCGTCATTTAACTGTTGAACGAGATTTAGTCTATAGACTATACTACCAGAGTATGTGGTGTTTGAATAGGCAAGATTGAGTGCCGCCCCATTTTCTTGATATACTAGTACATCACTCTTGTATGGTGCAGTATCTCCTAGTTGCTCTAGATATATGTTTATCGAATCATATTCACTATTCAATATGTCTGGACTAGATAAGAACTCATTAGCCGCTCCCATAAGAACATTAGGAGAAGATACTAGGAATGTTGATCCGTATACAAATAGACCAGATCCGCAAGCTTTAATAATATTATTTGCGATAGCACCTTCTGATGTGATAGACGCATCTATACTATCAGTAAAGTTTTCGAATCTATTTCCTGTGATAATTGTCGTACTACCATTATCAATTATTAAAGGAGAGAAGGTAAATCTATCTGTGACTCCACTATTAACAATTTCACTAGCAGTCATCTTGAACTCGTTGGGACTTGTTGCGTATATACCCCCACCAACCTGATTTTTAAATCTCGATCTATCTATGATAATAGACGTTGGGTTAGACCCTAAGTCAACTAAAAAGTTTAATGATGGATCAGTATCATCGTTAAGTAAGTATTGATTTAATATGTTTCCGTCAAAGTCCACTCCGACAAATGATATATTCTGTGCATTAGTTGGCTGAGTTGATCTAAGTAGACTGTTGTCAGCACTTGCCCCATTATAACCACTCCAAGGCAACTTTTTAATTTTTGTGATGTTAGCTGTCCCAATTAGACCAAAGTCATCTGGTACACTAATGTGAGTAGCGTTATATGTTTTAGCATTAAGAGACAGACTTCTTCTGCCCGATGTAGACTTAGAAGAAATAGCCGCAGTAATCAGACTAGTATCATTATGTGCTAACTGGACGGCATTGGTTGTGTTTACAAAAGATGCTGTGGATAATCCAATATCAAAGGAAGAGACATTCTGGGTAATAGTCGATATTGTCACATCAGTCCATCCTCTCTGTGCAGTAGATGGCGCAGTTAGTGGGAAATGAGTTATTGAGGAATAGCTATTATCAATAGAGTTTTTTCCAGACCACGGAACAAAATCAAACGTATGATAATCTTTCCAACTCGGTAACTCTTTGTCCCCTAGAACAGCAACTAGTTTATACTCTACTGAAGGTGCTATTGCTCTATAAACTAATACCCCTTGAGGATCGTTACCAACAGCGTATCCACTAATAGAAAGTGACACAAACTTATCAGTATTGAATGCTGTAGACGAGCTATCGAATACCACCTGTTCAGCATTAAAGATGTTAACATCCACTTCTGGTGAGGCTGGTGTAATCTCTCCAGTCTTCAAATTATAGTAGCATATCTTGTATGAGAAGGTTTTACTATTTGTGCCTGTTGTAGCAGTAAATCCTGTGCTTACAGTTACTCCGAGATTGCCCGTAGTGGGTGCGCTTGATATATTACTGTCTGTGGCAGAAGCACCATATAGTCTTAAAATTTGTCCAGACTGAAAGCTAAGTGCTATTGTATTATCTGGATCTGATACACGAATAGTAGAAGCCTGGCTAGTGGTAGGATTCAGAAATGTTCCAGAGACATCCATCAGACTATCGCCTACTCCACCACCATCAAATGTGTCACTATAACTATTAAACAATGCTCCAAAGTTTTGAGTAAGCTGAGTGATCACCTTATCATTTGTATAATACTCGTTAGTATTTCCTTCTATAAGGAAATCTGTTGTCATTGTTCTGTTGGTTGCGCCAGTGCCAGAAACAAGTATAGACTCTGAAGTATTATCATATTTTATATATTCTGGGCTATTATCAAGCTGACTAAGATCAGAAATAATCACCGGCTTACCATTTAGATTATTATAATTTCTAAAGTAAGTTGAGTCTCTATATTGACCATCATCCCAAAGTTTCTGAGCCTGAAGACCATTACCTACTCCAGACTGAAATGCATTCAGCTTGTTCTTTATCGTTTCTGCTTTTGATGTAAGATTGGCATCAGACAGGATCACATTAGAAAGATCGTCAGTCTGAATCTTCATCGACTTAGTTTGATCGACATCAGTTACTGCGAATATATCCGTAGCATCCAGTGTCTGGATTCTATCTAACTGTGAAAACTTCTTTGTTGTACTCATTCGGATTTATCCTTGATTTATTTAAACTGTTCTTTTCCAGATAGAAACTGTAACATATGGTGCTAAGTTAGTATGACCTTCACCATCAATTCTTCTATTTCTATTAATGGGCTTGATGCCCGCATCTGCGGCTGTGAACCCAAGTTGAGGAGCAGTATTACTTACTTCAAAGCCGTGCATACCTCCAGTCATGCGATAGAGATTAGCGTCATTGGAACCTTGAGGCCCCTGCGCTCTTGACTGATATGTCGTATCAGCAGGAACTTCATTAGCATCATTATATAGATAGTATTGACCACCATCCCAACTAACAGTATCGTGAACATGATCTGCCATCTCATAAGGGGTTAATTCTACAGTTTCGTGACCGCCAGTATTAGCCAATGATCTAAATGCAGAGTGTCTAATTGTCATCCCATTACTAGCAGTAAGATCCGTACTACCCACTTGAAAGTTTTTAAACGAAGTTGTTGGATAATTGCCTTTTTGAATTGCTGATAACCCAGTATAAAGTGTAGTGACATCGACTCTTATGTATGGTGTACCTGCCGATACACCCGTCTCTGAAGCGCCAGATGCACCGCCAGTCTCAATAACCTTTAAGCCTCTTCCGTTACTATCGGTAAATACTAGTGGATTGTATGGATTTGCGAGATTTTGTGATACTGTTGGTACAGGGTCCATAGTTACGTTGTCGCCAACATTAACATCTACATAAGATCCTTGCTGAAATCCATGATTTGGGTTATCTAGATAAAGCACTGAACTATAGCCTCTTCCAAAAGCATCGTTGCCTGTACTCTTCTCACTAGTATGACCAGCAACAACACCTATTGACCCTTCAGCATCTACACCAACTAGTGTTCTACCTTCAGCGTATCTTTCCCATGTGCCAAATCCTAAACCACCACTACCGTCACTTGCTCTAGCTAATTCCGGGCTTACATTAGTTGTTGATGTATATAATGAACCTATAGGATATACTGCTTTTAAAACGACCTCTAGCGCATCGTCCGTCAATCCGCCTGCTGTTCCGCTTGCATTACCAGTCACGTTACCAGTTACATCACCACTCACGCCACCAGTTGCAGTAATTAAACCTGTAGCTTGAATTGTAGTGAATGCACCTGTGGATTTCGTAATTGCGCCAATAACTGTACCATCAATAGCACCACCATTAATATCAACTTCGGACAGAGTTGTATTGTTCGCCCCAGTTCCAAGACAGGTTATTGTAGTAGCAGTGATTGAGCCTGCACCGATATTTGCCTCTGCAAAAACTGATCTAGATGCACCTGTTCCTGTTGATGTAAATTTAACAGCAGATATTTGTGTTGGCAGAATACCGTTATTAATTCTAATACCCTCACCATCGATTTCTTTACCACCAGAACCGTCTGCTTGGAATCTAATGTAACTGTCGCCGTCACCAATTTCTAGATAACTATGATCATCCTGTGTTGAGATATCCCATGTAGGTGTATCACCATTACTGAATTGAATTGAAGATGCCGACCCTGAACCAGAGTCAAGAGTTAAAACGCCTTGAACTGTAGCGGCATTAGTTATTTTAAAGTCGCCAGTAGAACACTTAGATATATTGTTTACGGTTATTGTATCCGTAGTTGGATTACTCACACCCAATGATAAATTGCCATTCAGGACTATGTTACCAGTGTTCTCCTCTCCACTATCACCAAGACTGACCGTCTTTCTAGCGAAAGCCAAAAGCTCATTAGTTCGTGTTTTCCAAGTACCAAATGTGGAGGTGTTTGCCAAGTCAGTTTTGTTGATTGTCATTTTGTCATCTCTTTAACTGTGTTTTCGAGTAAGGATAGTGCAGACTCAAGTTTCGTAATTCTCTGCTCTAAACCTTTTATATATTTATCTTGCTTTCTTTTGAGTACTGCATCATTATAAGCAGAAATATCAGAGTTGACTACCCCTGCTCCAGTTTTAGACCTTATGTAAGTTGATCTAGACATTATGTTAACGCTATCGCTCTATAGTCATATAAATGAGGGAATAGGTTAATATCTGGATCTATATTTCTCAAATCTGGACTAGCACTCAACTCACTAGTGGTTGCATGACGCATAACAAACTTTATCTGGAATGCGCTATACTCATTAACTTCGCTTGGAAGAGAGTACTCGAAATCTCTATAGTCTCTAGTATTTGCCAAGTTAGAGTATACTTCCGGCGTATCATTTGTTAGCTGAACCCAATCACTCATATTGCTAACATCTTCTGGATATATAAATCTAGCATATGTGTCGATTATAGTTCCTGCAGGTCTGTACGCAGAAAGCAGAACTCTTAGTCCTACAGCGTCTAGTCCATCCCTAAGAACAACTTGCTTAGATACGAATTTAGATGTAAGTGCATCCGACTCATCAATGATGTATTTATATGCAATAAGTTCAGATAATGCCTGATCTAGTAGTGGAGTATCGGTCTTCTTGCCATTATTATTCATATTAACACGAATTTTCATATCAGTAGATTCGTTGTTATCAGCAACAATACGACTCTTACTTGCTATAGTCAAAGGGGTGTCTAATGTATAGACATTCTCATTATTACCTATAGACTTAATCTTAGTAGTATTTCTGAATAGATCTAGATCACTACTTGTGTTGATAGAGTTATGAGAAAATACTTGTGGCTGAATAAACGATATTTTCTGATTATTAACAGAGGTTATGAATGCAGTTGCACCACTTTCAGTTCCTCTCAATACTTGCATATTAGGTCTGGCTGATCCAGATCCAGTTTCTGTTCCGGCCACTAATGCTTTAAACACTTGACCAACATAAGGAATTCCTGAAGCACCAACAGTATTCCAGTTAGCTGTCCCCATGTTGCCTGTATTTGTAATCGTGTATGTATGGCCAGGAACAAAGCTTCCATTTTCTACTGTTGCGTTGTCGTCAATGTAGTTACTTGATCTTGCACTACTACCCTTTAACTGTATGCTATTAGGATGTCTATTATTGAAATGAGACACTTCTCCAACCACACATACGCTTGCTGTTACTGCCGCTAGTTCTTGGAATATCGATCTATCTAAAGTTATTACTGTGTTAGATAGGCTCGTAGTACTTGATATAACCTCTGCTACAAAGTTAACAGTGCTAGTAGCATTAGACTCGATATAGATAAAGTCTCCACTAGTAAACGGAAGAGATGTGTCTGATATGGTCAAAGTTTCAAAAGAATCGCCACTGATACTTCCTTGAAATTGAAGGTTATCCTTTTTCACATAAGCAAGTTCACTTACGTTAAAGTTACCGGCCCCTTCACGAAGAGTAAGGTTTTCTATATCATTTGGTACTAGATCAATAGTTCCAACAGAGGAATTGTAGTCGAATCTATTGATAACAAACTTAACGTCTTCGTCTTGATAAGACTTCCATGCACTATCGTTAGTAGATGTAAATAAAACTCCATCACCCCAATCGTTAGTAACAGCAACTCTATAAGGGCTTGTTCCTCTAGATAGACTTGTGTCTCCAACCTTACAGGTATAGATTAAGTAGTCTGGGGAATTACCATCTGGAAGAACTACAATAGCATATTCAGTATTGGCGTTCAGCTTAATAGGATTAGTGAACTGGAACTTAGTTACTGCTGTGCCGTCATCCGATACTGCTATATCTACGGAGTCCAGATGCCTTGCCGCAAAAGGTAGAACTTTCTTAGTTGGATATCCGTTTTCAACTTCTCGTATTTGTACGGTTGCCCCAACAGTAGCACTCTTCTTCTTGAAAAAGAGATCGATATCACTAACATGAATTACATTAGCTTCAGACGTACTTGTAGATTTAATTCTAAATGTTTGAGCGAGAGGATCTCCGACTTGTCGCTGAACTTCTCTTTTAGTGATGTTAACATTAGTGTCAAAGTCTACTGTTCTGGTTGTTACATTCATCTCAGACTTATTTACCGCAAAGTTGTATCCCCTATATGTAGCTTTACCATATGAAGTAGATGCGGAATCGATAGAACTGTACGTGTCAACGTCAACAATCTCTAAGTTGTTTTCACCAACAAAGAATGTTTTTTCTGGTATATAGAAGACTGCAAAAAGAATGCCTTGTGAGTTAGACTTAACTTTTTGACCTACACCACTTTTTTGATTGAAAGGAGCAACTGTGTCTCCAATGTCATAAACACGCTTAACATTAATCTGTCTTCCTCTACCCAAAAATCTATTAGTCTCTTCAGATCTAAATGTACCCACTCTACCAGGCGCAACATATTGATCAACACTCTTTCCATCAAAGAAGAAGTGATGCTCCGTATTAGGTCTTAATCCTGTTACTGCAACCTTAACTCGCTGGCGTCTTAGATACGGCTTCATATTGATATCTGTGATGAAGTTACCAACTTGCTGTGTGGTACTAGATATTGAACTAGCAAGACTGGTAGTCGCCACGGTCTGCTCAAATTCACCCATAATAACTCTTCGTCTGGGTCTATTAGTTCCAGTTCTCACTTCAGATAGAACATCTTCTCTAGTAAGAGGTATAATCTCTTGTAAATTATCAACCAAATCCAACATAGGACCAGCAATATCGATTTCAAGATTTACTGCCGGGTTATTGATTACATCATATCCAGAGGAGAACGGAGGATCTATAGCTACCTGGCCTCTAAAGTCATAGAAGTTAGATACGCAGTTTCTAAATGCAGTTGCATATGGCTGATCAATAACAGGAAGATTGCTACCCGAATCAGTCAGTGTTATCACATCCTCAAATGTTATTCTTGTATTGCTTGCTGAGGAAGGATCAATTTTTAGATCAATTGGAAACTGTTCTACAGCAGGCGCAATTATTTTTCTACTCTTATCGATACTTGATAAGAACTCTGCATCAATAATATCAGCATTTAGTAACGTGTTGAATGAGTCTGCCAGTATTCCATTTTTAAATCTATTTGTAACAACACCGTTAACTACACTAGTTATGCTCATATCAATAGTCTCTTGTTCAAGAAGACTCAAAGATACTATTTCGGTTAATTCGTCCAATCTCTTATCGATAAATCCAATCTCTTCCATTGTATAGTTTTTAGAAGAAACATTATCAACATATATTCTATTTTCGCCAGAAACTTTTGTGGTATTACCTGGCGATGTTATTTGACCAACTGTGTACAGTCTACCAACTTTAGGCGCAGATGGATTTTCAGATTCCCCACCCTTAACAATGCTAATATTTGAATACTCGTCTAACACCACTCTATCAATTCTAGACATATAATATGTCTGATCTCCAGATATAGCAGTATTAGTCATAACAGCTACGCCACGACTAAATGTATAGTCCACAAATGTGGGGACTGTACTTGAGCCACCTGGATCTATTGCCGGTGTGATAGTTGCATCTGCATATGGCCTGAAGTCATATGAGTTTAGCGGACTAAAGACAGTTCCATCTTTAGTAGTGTATGTGGTAATTAGAGATTTACTAGATACTGTGTCATAGCTATTAGCAGTAAAGAATCCTTTATTTACTAAAGTAGTTCTCTCAAGATATCGAAACTTAATCAGTAGTTCGCTATTAGAAAGAGTTTCTCCCGATCTCAAAGAGATAAAAGAATGCCCATAGAAATCGTCTTTTTGATTTTTATTCAATCTAAATTTATATGTTACGTCTTCACCCACTACTCCTGAAGTAGAGTTAGTATTACCAAAGCGATCAGTGACACTAATAACTTCAATAACATTGGGTATACCGAGACTGGCCATTGCATTACCACTGTTACCAAATGCATTAGCAGTGCTATGAGTAGCCTTTACATAACCGACCTTCTCAGTCAGCGTATCTGCTGACAGATTAGAGTCTATACGAGTGTAGTATAAAACATCAGGAACAACATCATCACCGTTTCCTTCCGTATTATCAGAACCTGAGATGTCGAAATTCACATTCACATTGCTAGAATCAGGAGTGGCAGTAGTTACTGGAACAACAACATTTACTGCGCTCATGCCCATCACATCTGTTGATAGTGGAGCAGTATCGCCAGTACCAGATATAGTCAATTCGCCAGTAGCGTTTACAGTGACATTAGTCTCACGAATTCTTCTAGATATATTGATATTGGATATGCTTTGCATATCGGGTCGACCTGCGTCAAATATCATAGATGCGGATTCAGGTTCATATAGTTTACTTGCAGGCTCGGCCGAACCTGCGGGTGCGCTCAATACAGTATTGCCTATTCTTAATATAGGAGTGTTTTCACTATTCGCATCTTTCTTAATAGCAAAGACAAATATCTTACCAGGTAAGAGATTAGAGATTGAACATTTTCCTATTGGAATCGTGCCGCCAGTATCTGAATATAATGTGTAACGAGTACCGTCTAACTGAAAGTGGTCAACAATTGTCGTTGTAGAAGTATTGTATGTGAAATATTGTCCGTAGTTAATACCAGTGTGCTGACTAGTTCTACTTTGAGTTAAAGTAACTGGATCTATTGCAAGTCTAGTTGGAGATACGTTTGTAACCTCTTTACCATACACATAAGCTTTACCTGGGCTAACTACAGCGTATGCAGTATTATTTTCTTCCTCTAGAGAAACCTCTAACCCGTTAACTACATAGTTACCAGACTCTTCGAATGTTCTTCGTGCGATCTCTTCACCGATTACGTTGAACTCAGTGTTATCCCTAATACGAACTGGATTACCATCAACATATCTGATGAGTGCGAAAAATTCTGTGGGCTCAGATGCGCTGTCATAAGATACTAGTGTTGGTACAAGCTGAAGTCTATCGGCACCAGGTGCATTTTCGTTATTGAATCCTGCCGCATTATCCTGAAGAGAAGAGTCTGCATCGGAGTCGATAAGATTCTCACTTACGGAAAATCCTACTGATTTGTTACCCGGCGCATTTGTATACTTCTCAACAATAATGAACTGATTGTCTACAAAAATGAAGTGTCCTTTCTGATAGATAACGCCTTCTTCGCAGGAAACTCCAAAAGAATTTCCTGTCTGATTAGCAACACTGGCCACAGTCACACTAACCTGAAGAGTATCGTCAGATTCTTTTCTAATCTCTAATACTTCACCTGCGATAAATTGCTTAACATCTCCATCATTATCTTGGCTTGTGTTTAGATACTTGATATAGAGAGTCTTTAGATCTGGATCTTGGGTTTGAAATCCATTATCGCCCTTTATGATCTCTGCTCTAAGTTGAGAAGTTTGACCGACTAATACATAGGTAGTTTTTGTTCCATCATCAGAGACAATCTGATTATATAACGATGGATTGGTAAAATCTACTTGATCATTTATCTTAACATAAAACAAGTCATCACGAGCAGTCAAGTTAATGCCGCTAATGATAGTGCCTTCTTTATATACGTTAGATCCGAATCGCTCAACCTGCTTCTGTAGAATAGTTTGTAGCTGAGTCAATTCTCTTGCTTGAACAGCCTTACCTGGCTTGAACAAAACACGATTGAATTGTTTAGCTTCATCGAAGTCATCGTAATACGGATTTACGTTTAAATCTGTGTTAATACCCATTGGCTATATTCTCTTTCCTTAAAAGTCAAATGTGAACTTTACTTTTTCTCTTGTGGTTGACGATCTTGTTATCGGCGCAAAATCGATAAAGTGTAGCAAGTCTCCTGTGTACGGAGTATAAGCTCCATAAACAATATCACTAAAGTTATTTATGCTTATCGTAGTGGCGTTTTCTGAGGTTGCAGTATTTTTTATACGGATATTACCCTTCTGCACTCTACTTCTAAAATCTCCGTAATAATCTACCAAATATATTTTAGTGATGTTGGTAAGGGGATCGAATGAACTCTCATGTATTTTAGCAGTCACAATCTCTTGCTCTTTATCACGAGAAAGATTATTTACTGCCACTGTAGCTACGCCAGTTTTAGTCGCAGATAATGAAGACACACCAGAGGATGCGATAAACGATGTTCCTGCAATTGCAGTAGTGTCCGTAAGTTCTATAGTCGATATTGCGTTCCAATCAGAAGTAGACATATTACCCAAGTCAGATATCACATATGATTCGCCTATAGTCAAGTCTATAGCCTTAACGAACTCTATATATTGCTCAACATAGTAATCTGCTAATGCGACTGAAGTATGATCTCCGGCCTTGCTGATCACGACTCTATTATCAAAACTTTCAGGAATTGCGCCATTAGTAAACTGAGGATTTTTAACTAATCCCATTTGCGTGTATGTGTTGCTATCTGGAACATCATTAGAGTCTCCAGAAAAGTTTGTAACAATAGAGAGCCTACTCATCCCTAACTCGTTTATTGGATTATATCCATGTCCACCTTTAGATGAAACTACAGCACGAAGAGTAGTAGTTCCTGTAGAGCTTAAACTCTTTGGTGTTATCAATTTCGCTGTTGCAAACTTATATATACTACCTCTAGTCTCAAACGCAACACGCTTTAGTGTACCGAACTGATCGATAACTCCATATGCTTTTGCTCTAACACCGTTATAATCTGGTGAACTAACTTCAATCTTGGGTACTAGTTGACCAGAGCCTGAAATTGCATCAGTAGTTTCTAGTAATAATGTTATCGTATTATCACTCGTATTTGTGGTTGATCCAATCACATCATATAACTTTCCAGATGTTGAACCGTCAGCAGACCTGAAGTACATATACTTATACGAGTCTGAATCATTATATAATGATCTACCAGTCAAGTCCTTTGGTTTTACCTTTAGATTCGTGGCTCCTGATCCTGCTGAAGTCTGAGATAAAGATTCAACATCAGACGAGTTAGCCACGCTAGTTGCAGTACCGAACAAGTATTGGTTGAATAGATTGACTGGAGTGTCTTCGATAACTATCTGCGATATAGTTTCTTTTGCATTAGAAATTACTTGTGCATCTCCATAAACGCCATCAGATACTATGGGTAGAGGTAGACTATCGGTCGTCTTATATATGTTAGCATCAGAGGAAGGTACTGTGAACATATAGTGCCAGATGTACTTGTCTCCAGTTTCAACTGACTGATAGTTGGCTGTAAACTGAGATAGAGTAGTCTGCGGATTAATTGTTGATGCACCACCATTGTTATTTTCTATACACTTGAATACTAGATAGTCGGAATCAGAATTAAGAACAGTAACGATTTGGTTGCTATTCTCAAATGATTCAGTATCGTCATATGCATCATACACCGTACCCGTTTGCCAGTTGTTCTCGTAGAACATATATCTTGCTGTGGTGTCTCCCACCTTCGAGCCAAATATAACCTTTCGTTGAAAATCTCTTTTATTACTCTGTGTGTTTCTTATGCTACCAGACTCATCCTGTCCAGAAGGCAATGCCTTCGATGCCATAATATAATAACTAGATTCTGGTCTTAGTCTGTCAAGTTGATCATCAACCAAAGCACGAATTGCAATGTTATCCTCCGCAGTCAACGATATTGATGACGACTGAGTATCATAGACTGCTAACTCGGACATGAAGTTATCGCCCAGAGTCTTATTCTGATTTTTAAATGACTTAAACAACTCGTTAGTTGTCTCGACTTTAAAGTTTTCTGTAATTATCTTTGCCATTATTGAGTTCCGTATTCGTTATGACGATCTTTGTTCTTTTGTACTTCTACCTACTATATATGGATATGCAGGAGAAGTAAATGTTCCGTCTGAGAATGTCAAGAAGTATGCGTATGTTCCGTTTGCGTAATCTGGTGTAACGCAGTATCTTCCATTATATTCATCTAAAGTTCCTGAAGATGTATACTCATAATCTTCACAGAACTTACCTTGAGAGATTATATCATATCCATTAAGTCTAGATGCTAGTGGCGTTGGTCTAACAGTATAACTAGACTCCATCCTAATCACAGCAGACGTATTATCTGTCGATGAAGAGTATCCCATTGGACCGTATATTGGATATCCATCAAATGCATATCCTAAGATTCTAGAGTGTCCATCTGGATGCTCAGTACCATTAGTATAATATGTACTAGATCCTGTGAATGATGAATTACTTTGAAGTCCATTTGTATAGAACCCACCACTTCTGTATCTATACTCTCCATCAGTCTCTGGCTTTCCACCACAGAGATCTTGATAAAATTCTGTTTGATTCTCTATGATATTCCAGTGATATCCAGGTGGTGCCGCCTGTCCAGAAACTGGTAAAACCGAATTCGGTGCCATTGGTGAGTATATAACAACACCCGTTGTCGTTATACCTATCGGCAAATCCTTATCGACAATCTGAGGATTGGAAGTATTACTTCCGCCTCTATATTTAATAGTGAAGTCGTTACTCTGATCTGCAATATTCGATGAGTCTTGGAATGTTCTAGCACTACCATCATTCTTTGGAACATTTGTTCCGTTATGCCCAGCCTTCGCAGGAAACGGATCGCCGTCTGATTGTATTCTTAATGTAGCCATTACGAAACTCCTGTTTCAGTTGCAATATCTGCAACTAGATTCTGTGTAACTACGTTGTCAGAACGGAATGTTACAACAAGCCCGTTTGTTGAATATAGTGGATCTGTCGCAGCCGCATTGTAAGTTATAGTAGGAATAGTTATATCCAATCCCGAATTCCCAACAACATGAAGCGTTACATCCCTGTACTCATTGGGCGCAGTGCCCTGTATCGACCCGACTGTCTTAACTTGATATGTTGTATTCGGTGCTGTAAAGTTGGACGGATTATTGGCGACATCTGTTCCTCCACCAGTCATCTGTACGAAGTCTCCAACTTGAGGTACATAATCAAAAGTTGTCTGAACTGCGATTGCATTACTCGCAAAGCGTAATGTGCTTGGAGTATAAGTGACGCCCGAAGCATTAACGCCTGGATATGTAACTGAGTTTTGGGTTACATATTCAAACTCACTCACACCATTAGTCGCTATGTAATTTTGAGACTCTATATTATAGTACACAAATTCTACATCCAGTGTTGTATTAATTACGTTATCACTATTTATGAGTGGAGTAGAGAATAGTTTTGTACCCGCAACACCAACAACATCACTAATAAGACCTGTGTATTTTTTAGGATCAACGATAGAAGATACATCATATGAGTATTCTTGATAATAATTATTGTCATGAATCTTCTTGGACTCTTCGCTCAAGAAAGATGTTTTAGATTTCCATCTACCCGCCGTCTTTCCTTGACCCAATGTTCTAATTGTTGCGTCAGCAATCTTTTTACCATAGCTAGGACTATCGACTTCTTCATTAAAGATTTCGATAGCCTCACCATCCGTATATCTATATCCTGTCTTAGTTATAGCTACAGTATCTATCTGTCCAGTTTGATATGATGCCACTCCCTGAACTCTACCATTATTTCCCATCACACTAGATGTCTGATCTTCTCTTAGGCCACTGAATGATTTGAGTACACCTCCAACCAAAACTTTAGTTAATAGTACATCATCGTCATCTCTGCTTTCATCGAATTGATAGAAAGACATAGGTCTAAAGTAGAAATCTGATCCAACTCTTTTTAAGAATTTTGCTTTTGATTCATATGCTATAGTACCACCAGAAACGTAGTCGAATGAAGTCTCACTATCCTGATAACCAACAGCACCATTAGTCGATGTTGCGGCCAAGTTCTCTATCTCAACTTCAGAAAGGTTACCAGTTAGACCAACTTCAATATCTGGAATAGTTCTATTCTGAGTTATCGTATCTCCAACACTAAGATTAAAGTCTACAACATCAAAGTTTAAAATAAAGTCATGTTTCTGAAACTTCGAGATTAAGTCAAATTCTATATTAGCGAAAACATCGTTCTGATAGTTAGAGCCAGCATTCGATACATTTAACGTATCTAATGAGCCTATAGTAATTGTTATTGGTGAGAACGCATCAGCTATGCTTGTGTTTAGATTTTCTGCACTAGGGCCGGTCATACCATAGTCATCGTTCGATGGAATACCATCAGCATCTAACACGACATTTGTAAAATCACCAATCTGATCCGTAATCAATGTGACAGTTTCTTTGTTTCTTACATTACCAATAGTAAATTGCGCTGTGTCATTAGGAGTTCCCAAGCCAACAATGTCGACCGTATTACTAGAGTCGTGATTAACCTCAACAGTAAATGACGGATTCTGTAGTGCTGTGGGAAAAGCAACTCCTGTCGCTAAAGAGCCTTGGAGATTATCAGTATTGGGAGTCGGTTGAGTCGTCACGGCAGTAAGGGGTGTATAGAAATCAAGTAGAGTAAGAGCCCTAAGCCATCTCTTTAATTTCAGTTTTACAGCGTCTGATGCCTCTGGAGTTGCTCCTCCAAAAGCATCATATTTGATGCCGGCTGGTGTTCCATATACTGAATATGTTAAGCCGCTTGTGTCGCCATCTGTTTCTTGTTGCTGATTGATATTACCTATAAATCCGATATCAGTACTATCGACAGCACCGCTATCGTCAATATCTATAGCAGAATTAGTCTCGCCCGCTACAGGAAACGGATCACTCAGCGCAGATGCCCAGTTCTCATATGGAGCATATATAGTAGGATTTGTAAACGCAGTTGCACTACCAAATATCGCAATAGAAGATATTATTTGAACAAGAAGTCCAGTGTTTGGAATACCATTAGGTGCTTGAGTAGTCCACAATGTATTATAGTCATCTATGTTTGAACTCTCGACAAATAGAAGAGGATGATTGTATTGTATAACTTTTGCATGACCACTCATTACATAAGGAACTGCATCAGCATCTCCACTTCCAGTATAAGTCAATGGAGATGCATTAGCACTAATAATATCGCCTGGCTTTAGTTGTAACGTGTTAGCATTATTGACAATAAGAACTTGATTACTAGTTCCTATGTTATTGCTTACAGTCATACTACTAGCAGGATCAATATAACCAAAGCCGTCATCAAGAATCCGAAAGTCTATAGATCCAGTCTCTTGTTGTGATGTGGTTAATACACGAGCAGTGCCGTCAATACCAGTGAGTGCTGATCGAAGACTAAGAGCGTCACCGACTTTCTGATTCGCTATTCTGTTTAGTGGGTTAATACTAACTTCACTCACTGATCCAGATATTAATTTACCTACGTTAGTCTCACCATCAGCAGAGAATACAATTATACCATCGTCAGCAGAGAATGTTCCAGTTATGTTCGATAGATATATGATAGGAGATAGTGCGCCCGAGAAGTTAACAAAGATTACTTCATCAACGAATGCGCCCGCTTGAGATAGATCTCCTTTTATTCTATCTCCCTTATTAATAGGATAGTCATCTACTTGGAATACAGTACGCATTTCAAGATAAGCATCTCCTCCCCAAATAGAATCGGAAGGCCGCAAAATAGCTGTACTAGGATAGAAGACTTCAATGTCTTGATCAAAGAATATCTTGAACAACAACTCAAGTGATTCCTGAGTGCCCTTTCGTGTGTACATATCCTTAATGTGCTTGAGTACATATCGAACATCAATAGCGGCATCTAGTGGTAAATCAGCAAGATACTTCTTCTTAAAGAATACTATAAAGGAACTAAGAGTACTATCAATATCACGAAGTTTAGGAACGTCACGATCCATCTTTTCGTCAAGATGCTGATAATACGACTCTACAAATGATATAAGAAAGTCGCCATTTTCCTTATAGACATCTGGAAATTGATCAGCTATCTCTGCATAGATACTACTTCTCAGGTTCAAAGCCATGAATTATGATTCCAATGGAGATACAGTTATAAGAACATCTTCACCACGAATCACGATGATACGATCTTTTGGAGGACGAATATCTTTGTTCGTTGTGTTAGCAGTAAACTTAATTGCTTTATTCTGGAATGAACTAATGTTTAGATTAGACAGCTTGATGGCGCCTGTAGTATAATCAACAGTTCCGACAGACGATTTAAACACGCTTTCGACAGTAGTGTCACCAGTCACTAGCATAATGTTTCCTTTACCGTCATCCTTTGCTGATACGAGAGATCCATCAACAGTAAACTTAGTAGATGATATAGCAGGCTTGAATGTAGTAAATCCTTCTACGTCATCAAACGGATAAGGCTTAACTAACTCAGACTCAAACGAGAATGATGGACTTGTTGCTAGATTAAGTGTGGGAACATATTCGATGATAGGCTTGGATACAATATCAGAAGATACAATAGATCCATCAACAGTATCAAGAAATGCCGCCAGTCTAGATTGACGAAGTGTCTTATTAAAGTCATTGAGGTTTGTATTCTGATATGCTATAATAGAGTCATTCAACTCAGATCGAATCTGTGCTGGCGACTTATTAGTTGTATTAGGATCATACACAACACTAATGTCAGTGCTGACATATAGAAACTTAGCAACAACAAAGACAGGCTCAATAGTAAGAGGAGTCTTGTCCCTTAGATAGTTCTTGAAGTTAGCAATCTCATAGTCAGCCGCACCTTCACCACCAGTAACGTCAACTGAGATAATTACTTTTCCGAACTGAGGAGGAATAACTTCATCACCGCCATATACAGAGATAGCTTGAATATTAGGAAAGCGAGAACGTAGAAGAGTCTCGTAGTCTCTTTTCGTTACTGCTCTCTCTTGTACTTGAAACGCCTTAGGAGCGAACGTCCGAATTGACTCAATATCTTCTGCCATCGATCCGCCCGATGTAGCAGTCGTGACATTCACAGTTATAGAACTCGCTCCGCCAAAAGCGCCAATCGTCAATGAAGTTACTCCATTAGCGGACGGCCCAGAAGCTATTCTATACTCTGCTTTAATGATATCCGTTACTGTAGGTTGTACTCCAAACTTGTTCTGTCCAAACTGTAGAGAGTACTTTCCGTCATTCTCAGGTTGTAGATAGAAGACTTTATCAGTCGCTGATACGCCGAAGATATCACTTCTATATGTGTATGTTTCGTTATTAACAGTTATTTTAAGAGAGCGAGTATCAATAGCATCATTACTGAGAGTCGTATTAGATATCGTGAGAGTCTCCTTAATCACACGGCCTTCAAATAGATCAGCATTCTCAACGACATATAGAGAGTTATTACTACTAGATCTTACAGCAGTATATGCTTTATCCGTTAATAGATTATATGTCTTGTTACCACATCGCCCAATGAACTTAGTATTCGCAGGAATGTTAAAGTAGTTACTGTCTAGATTGGGAGCGATCACACTAATCGTTGCTTTAGCACCTGCACTACGTCTACTTGTAGGAAGATAGTTAAGTTCCTTTGCATGGCTCAATACGCTATTACGTTGACTAGCACTATCGAGAAACATCTCGGATATCATCATGTTATAATAGTAGTTGTTATAGAACGTATTATATGATAGTACATCAAGTAGCACATTCGTGTTAGAGCCTTCGTAGTCAAAGTCCTTGAAACGATCCTGATTCTTTAGAAACGTCTTGAGTGCTTCTTTAGTTTCAGCGAAGTCTAAATTTTTTATTGGTGACAAGTTGGCCATGTGTCTATCTTACCCTATTAAGATCAATTGTAAGTTCTGAAGTGTTACTAGTATTTATCACAGAGAATACTATTCTTACTCGCAGATCGTTTGTGTCTATGTTAGCTTCAACTTCTACGTTGTGTAGATTACATCTTGGTTCATATGTA